CACTGCTTCATACACGCGGTTGAGACGAAAACCACAGCAAGTTGAAACCATCATTGCGCGTCATCATGAGGAAAATAATTCAAGACCTGTAACTGCTTCCACTGCCTCAAGCAGTGGACAAAGTCCCGTGCCCTCACAGGACCAAATATTGCAGCTACGCCCTCCGTTGGCATATGATCCTGGAGAACGTACAAAGTCCGTCGACTATTTGCCGGATGACTATGTTCCTCCACCGTCTAGAAAGTCCCTCTTTAAGGCAGCGTTTCCACTGGGGGCGTATCTAGACTCGACGTCACAAAACAAGACATGGATCGATTATGCAGCAGAGGCTCCTCGTGTAGTAGTACCTGCGATGGAAATGCTCGCCCCACAGATGGGCAAACAGCAATTGTATGACATGGATTCCAAAGAATTAACGTCCGAAACTGTGAAGGAGATGTCCCTTCTGCGTGACAAGATAACCAAGGGCAACGTAGAAGGCGACTGTGGATCAATGCTGATGGACCAGGTGAGGAAATACACACCAGAACAATGGATCTCTCACCCATCCTTTCGAGATTTCCGCGAGTATATGAGTTCATTAGATATGGTGGAGACATTGTACGAGTCTATGGTCACTCCGAGGGAATACAGCCCAGGCGAAGTCTTTGTAGACAAAGACAACGTGCCGTTCTTTGTCCGGCGAGGGACAGTTGGTCCCGCATCACGACACAAGATACAGGACAAAACTATAACCTGTAAACCTCTCACGGAATCAGACCAGGCGATTATAGGAGAGGCTACGAAGGGTCTTGGTCCTGGTGCTGTGGACATGATCCAGAATCCCAAGGATCTATATTATGCTGCTCCGGCAGGATCTAGGCATGCGTACGAATCATTGCGCAGCCAGTCCTCAAAGCAATTTCGAGTAAGTGCTGCGAGTGCTATGCGCGACTATGGCGTTAATTCCTCCTTACTGAAGGAGCTCTACATGCAGTGGCCATCGACGCGTCCAGCACTAGTATATCCTGACACAGCTCAGAGGAAGCATCCAGAAACTTTCGAACAACAAGGTGCGTATATAAATAATGTATTGCATATGTTTGATCGCGCGGTGAAGTCCTTCGATCACACAAAGAGCTGTGGAATCTCCAAGTTGCATAAGGGCCCTACAAAGGGGGCTTGGATCTGTAAGGACGCGGATAAGGAGATTTTGTATTCCATAGTCACATCTAGGCTGATCCTCCGACACGCCCTTGGAGCAGCGCTTATGTTGAAACTGTCACCGACACAACTTGTGTGTTTGGGTCTTTGCGATCCTCGAGACGTTTTTATCAAGGATGAGCCACATCAAGATAAGAAGGTTGGTAGGGTTGATCACGGCGATGGCACATATACCCAGAATCAAGATTACCGTCTGATTTGGAATGTTTCAATTATTGATCAGATATGCCAGATGTATGTCCACGATGAACAGAACAAGGCAGACATACGAGCATACCAGGAGGGGAAAATAGACACCCAGGTCAATGGTATGGGACATGACGATGCTAGTCTACAAGTTCTAGGAGCCACGATACGCAGAGTGTTTGGAGACAGTGACATATATGACGATGACGCTAGCTCTTGGGATTTGACCGTCCGACGAGACACCATGATGATTGACAATGAACGACGAACAATATGTGCAGGTATCACAGATGAGGAGTTATCAGTAAGCCCCACAAAGCGCATATACATAGACATGTTGTATGCAGAAGCCGCTGTGAATTCAGCGCATGTGGTGGTTATAGGCCAGGGCCTTTGGGAGGCTCAAGGCATGGGCATTACAGCGTCCGGGATACCATCAACCGCTGGTCAGAACTCCCCAATACGTTCGATAATATGTCGGTTGGGCGGGGCTGACGCAGCCTTGACTATGGGTGATGACCTCATGTTCTCAGGTGATGATCCGGATAAAGTCAAAGAATTTCAGGCTCTTTGTGGAGTACGTAACAAGGGCTACAACCTGTGCAAGAGCGGAGAGAGCATCAATTTTACATCACACGATATATTTCTTCACTCTTCAGGGTTGTGGAAGGCCGACTTTCAAAATTCCGCCAAGATGCTGGCACGCATGTGTATAGCATATGTGCCTGGCCCAGCCATTGAGCACACATCAGAAGAGGGAGTGGTCACAACGGAATTGCAACCCAATCCGTATGGTAGGCCCAGACGACTTCCTGGTAAGGAGGTCTTGGATGCATTGGCCTATGTCAATAGGTCACGACCGCATGTAGTGAAGTCAATGGAGAAGTTCTGCCAGCTCAAGGGTTGGCTTCCATGTGATGGGAAGCTCGACCCCCATAATGGGGTTGGAGTCGACTTCTTCGCCAAGGACTTTTAGCGGTGTAGAAAGGCGGGCCTGCAACCCATCCGGGTGAGGTGGGGGTGTTAATCCTTAGCGTTGGTTGAGGTGTCTACACTGGCCAGTCAGACCACAATATATATCAACTTTGTGCCGTCAGGCGAAGAGTTGCAATATCGTGCTACAGTAATGGTGATACACTGTACTGTCTGCGCTCTCAACTGGGTAACACGCCGGGGGC